TATTTGAACGTCCACACCCTTTACATATATCATCGCCCCAGGTCGTGCTGCATCTACCGATACAAGGACTGTCGGATAGTGTTGTTGGCTCTCCCAAAACTTCTTGTAAATTACTCATGTAGATACCGAAAGTAACAAGATGAATATACTACATGTGGAAACTTTTGTCAAAAAAAAGGGCCCTAATGGGCCCTGTTTGTAATACTGAGTAACAAACTGTACTACGAGTTCGTATTATGCTCCTTGTGAACCGTCAACACATCTCCAGTTAGAGAACCCAAATGAGTATCTCTCTCTAGCTTTGTATCTCATGTTTCCAGTATCGAAGTCGCCTTCTAATGAAGTTTGCATAGGAGACCTAACAAAATATTTAAATCCATCAGGCACGTCTGTTTTGAAGAAGTATGCGTCTGGGTCATTTAAGTAATGATTGACTACATATCCTTCAGGTAACATACCTTGATTTACAACGGAGTTAATATCGTTGTCAGATGTTCCAACTCTACCTGGTGAGCTTAATAGTCTGTCAGCCACGAACTGAAGTTGTGGTGGAACTATAAGCTTAATACCTTGTAAAGCAATATTAAGACCTCTGTCATCTGTCTGAGTAGAGATTCTAATAAGTGCATCTTCTATTGAAGTCTCGTTCAAGTCAGCGAATGTAGATGCTCTGTTAGCAGATGTAGCACCACTTGATAGTGGATGCGAACTGTTAATCAGAGAAACTCCATCACCGCCTGGGAAAGAACTTGAGAAAGCGTTGTTTAATACACTTGCTGCTTTAATTTGCTTAGTATTTGCCATACTTCTAGCTAAAGCTTTTGTGTATCGAGAACCTAGTCTGTCATACAGATTGTCCTCAACTGCTTCTTCAGTTAATGAAAAAGCTAACGCTACTGTCTCGTGTTCATAACGAGCTGTAAAGCCTTCGTTTGCATTGTCGAATGAAACACCTTCACCCTCTGGTTTTACAGGGGCGTTTCCGAAACCAACAATCATTACTTCTTCTTCAAAAGCTCTGTCTGATGATTCTTCTTCATAGATTTCTGCATGTTCATTATCATAACGTGCATATTCCATACCGAACAAGGCATTTAAACCTGGCTCTAATTCTTTTGCTAATTGTGCTCTATTAATTGCCATGATTATTTACTCCTTACACACCTGCGGTGTTTTCATAAGCGTGTTCATTTATCTTAACGATAACATTTACATTTGCTGAACCTAGTTCGTTATTTTCAGAATCTTTTGAAATACCAACTATTCTATAGTTAGCGGCAGCAGAACCTGATGAACTAGCAACTTCAGCTTTTGATTGACCATTTAAGGTCGAACCAGCTGTATACGCTATATCTACGTTTGCACCAATGTCTGTTCTAGCTAAAGAACCAGTACATTGTACTTCATATAGATTTAAAGGATTATCCTCAACAAAGGCCACAATGTCTCCTGTTGCTGTTTGTGCAGCAGGGAAATGAGCAGAGAATTCTACTTCTTTGCTACTTGAATTAACGAATTTACAACCTCTGAAAATACCAAGGATTTTTTCATCACCAGCAGCATCTGCTACGTCGATGAATCCTCCTGTAAGCATCTTAACAGGGTCGCCTGAAAATATACCTTGAGTTGAACCAGATTCGATATTGTATTCGTGGACGCCATTATTTTGACCACCACTTCCCAATGAACCTACTAGCTTAAACCCAAAAGGTGCATCTTTATTTGCCATTTTAATTTACCTCTTAAAATTTATTTATTTTCGTTTACCGCCACCAAATGTAACACTTGTAGTTCTCCTTGGTGACATTATTGGAGAACGAGCATCAGATTCTTTCATGAGGTCGTTGTCTACGGCATCTTGAGCTGACTCAGTTCTGCCTTGATAGTATGCGTTACGTTCGTTTCTTGTTTCCTCTGGAATCTTAGCTAATAGTAAACCGCCAACACTAACTACTCCTGCATGCCTGCCGTCTTGAATTGATGGTAATTCAAAATCTCCTATCTCTTCAGCTCTGACTAATTCAAAACCTTCTCTTATTCGAGACATAACATTTTTTTTATCATCTTCATTCAAAACCTCGGCCCTTATCCAACGATAAACATATCCAGGAGGATTAGGTGGGGTTTCTAACATACTTGGGGGTGCCCAAGGTTTGCGTGCATTTTCTTTAGCACGAACTTCAGCAGAGCGGGACACTCTGTCATTACTTACAAATTTCCCTTTATTATCTCTTTCCATTTTTACCTTCTTACATATTTTGCGTACTCAGTTAAGGGTACGTTTAATTTTTTTGCCATCTGTACCTCTGAAGGCGATAGCTTTACTTGTTTTTTAGAACCTTTAACACTTGTATCGGCTCTAGAAGCAGAAGCAACCCTTTGTTGTGGTTTATTTTTCACATCAAATTTATGTGGGAACTCTGCCTTAATTCTTTTATCCACCTCAGTATAATACTCATCAGAGCTCGGGTCAAAGCCTTCTTGCTCTACCAAATTCCTATGAATATTAAAAGCAGCTAACGTCATAGTCTCATCTTCACCAAACCAAGTATTTTTTTGTGCCCAATTTTGTGCCTTAGGGTCTGGGTCAACGTATTGTTGTTGCGGTTGTGCTGGCGGAATTATTTGCTCTGTTTGACTATCTGCAAGTTGTTGTTGATATTCTAGCTGAGATTGTGAGTTTACAACTTTGCTTTCTTCAACAGCTATTTTTGCTAACACATCTTGAGCTTTTGCAACTTTGTCGTAATCTTGCGACTCATGTGCATTTTTTAAAGCTGCTTGTGCTTGTGCTCTTTGAGACTTAAGTCTGTTAGAGGCTTCCGCTAAATAAGACCTATCAAGGCTAGAACTTTTTTGTGCTAGCACTTTATTCTTTTCTTGCATCTGAAGTGCATAATTATATGCAGATTCTTTTGCACGCTCTTCTTCTCTTAATCTACGAGTTAGATTAGATATACGTTTTTGCACTCTGTCCGAATACTGTTCGTGTTCAGACTCCTGCTCCTCAACCTCACTAGCCTCTACGACTTCTGGAGTTGAGTCATCATCCTCTTTTTTAGAGGTTTCGTTGTCAGGGAGTTCAACTATTTCTCCCTCTTCAACATTTTTTTCTATTTCAGTCATTTCTACTCCTATACTGCAACAATATCAGTTGGGTCATGTATAGTGGCTATAACTTCATCATCATTAATGATTCTGCACTCGGCTTCATCTCCTAATTTGAATCTTGCACCAGCATACCTACCAATCAATATCCATTGTTTTTCACTACACCAGCTCTCTCCAGAAAATCTTTTGTCTTTATAACAGAGTGGACCCATTTTTACTACATACGCACATACAGTAGCAAGAGACTCTCTATCAACATGACTTTGTGTAAGTATAATACCACCTTTAGATACACCCAAGCCTTGAAATGGTAATATTAGTAGCCGCCATCCTGTAGGCTGTGGCATACGCTCTATTATAGATTTATCTAAAAGTGTTGGGTCTAAAACCCTAGATTCTTCAGGAATGTATGCTTTTTCAAGCTTCTCTCCTGTTTGTTTGTTTTGTTCTTCTACCTGCTTTGCAACGTGGTCAGGTACTATCACCTTGTTCTTCGTCGTCATCTTCTATTACTCTTCCTAGCAGCTCTGTTAATTCTAGTTCTGTTTCTACAAGTGAGCTGTATTTACCTCTTAGAAACTCATATTGGCACATGTCTTTTACACCAGACAACATGCTGTTTGTAACATCTTCTTTTCTTTCTTTAAGATGTTTTTTTAATTTATCCGCAACCCAAAGTATGGACATTAATACACACCAGAGAACTTGGTGCCATACTCGGCTATACCAACGCCCTTAGATTTGCCTTTGCCCATTCCTGGTTTTGGATTTACGTCAGCAACAAAACTTTCTTTTTTGCTGTACCCTAGATTACCCTTGTTAGAGTAACCTTGTTTGTTATTTAAAACTTTTGGTTCTTTTTCCATTTTCGTATTATTACACTATTTATTGTATTTGTTAATTAAATCTTGAATCTTTAAATCTTTCTGTTGTTGCAATCTTGCTCTAGCAGTATCATCTTTCATCTCTGCTATTTCTTCTTGTGTTTGGATTTTTTGTTTATCTATATTATCTTGGTTAATAGAATCCTCTTTTCTTCTTTGTTGGTCTAATAAGAACTGTTGTTTTTCTTGTTGCAACTCTTGACCTTTTAAGGCTAGTTCTTGCTTTCTAATTGTTACTAATGGGTCCTCGTCTGACGGAGATGAAACTTTTTCTGTATACTCTACTACCAACTGCGATAAAATAGGTGCTGAAAATTGTGCTAGTAAATCGTTTCTTTGCACCTCTAGTTGTTGTGCGTCTACAGGATTAGCTTGGCCTATTTGTTGACTAATATTATCGTACTCTGTTCTAATTTCTGGTGGCATTTGTTCTAGTCCTAAAATGTCTGCTTTCATTTGTAAGTGTTGCATGATGTGTGCGTGTATCGTTGCCTGCACTTGTGCATTAGTTTGTACGGGTGGTGTGTTTAACAAGGACATGTGTATAGCTATATGGGCATCATGATTTTGTTGTGGAAAAGCGGATGCAGGTACAGCCATAATTAATCCTGTATTTTCTTGACCAGCTTCTACAGGTATCGGGTCAGATGGGGGAGGTGGTAAAAGTAATTTATCTATATTGTCTACACCTATAGCAGCATACATTCTTTTGTATGATTCATATAAACCGTCAGGTCCATGTATTTCAGGATTTGATGAAACGAGCGTCATCATCTCTTGTGCTAATGCTATTCTTTGAGATGTGCTAAATATGTCAGGATTTGATACAGGAAAAATATCTATTCTCCCATCAAAATCTTGTTCCTTTATTCGTTTGTTGCCATCAGCAGTCATGTAAGGATATTCTGGCGGTAAAAATTCAGAGAATATATTAGCTAATATTTTAAATTCTTTCTTTTGTGAGTTATGTAATCTTTTATGTATAGCTGACAAAACTTTTGTAGACCTCTCTAATAAAGCCATAGTTGTTCCTACTGGAGCTTGTGGATTGCCTTGCCCTGTATTTATTTCAGCAATAGATGCAAAGGTCTTACCTGAATTAACTAAGATACCTAATAAATTTAACAAAGTTCCACTTGGCTCTTTGAAAGGTAATGGTTGTATGGACTCTGCTAGAGAACCAGCGGGTGCGTCTACATCTCTGAATTCTCCAGGCTGAATAGGGGTATCTTCATCCCTTATTCTAATACCTCTTGTCTTAAAACCAGCAGGGAGGTTAGACAGGGTACCTGCATCAATCAACTGCCTCATAATAGACGTAGACGCTTTTGATAATCCACCAATCATATGTGTTAATCCAAAACCATAAAATCCTAGACCAGGTAAAAATTTAAAATGAACAAAGTATTCAATCTTCTTTTTTAACGGGTCATTTTGGTTATAGTTCCTTCTGATAGATAAAATATTATTTGAATTAGAATCTATGGTAACAATGTAAGGTAATTTTACACCTGTACTCTCACCATCTTCATCTAAATCTTCAAAGCCTTCTAAATCTA